ATGCTAACTCAAAAAGATATAGACAATTTAGAAATAAAAGATAAAAGGTATATGATTAGCGTAGGAGAACCAAAAGAATTATATGTCCGAGTTAATCCAACAGGTAAAAAAGTTTTTTATTTAAGAGCTTCAAAATTTAAAAATTTTATAACAATAGGGGAATGCCAAAAAGGTGTTTTAAATGTTACAAATGCAAGAGAAAAGGCAAAAGAGCTCTTAAAATCAATGTATGATGGAAAATTTATCGGCAAAAATGATAAGGTTATGACACTTGAAAAAGCAAATTTTCTTTATGTTGATATAAAATCTAAAAAATTAAATTCAGCTACAATCAAAAAAGAACAGTCAATTTTTAAAAAATATATTATTCCCACTTTGGGACAAAAAGATATAAATGAATTGAAAAAAGATGATTTTCTACCTATTTATGATTTAATGCAGAAAAAAGGAATATACGAAACAATAAAGAAAAATATATCTTTGCTATGTAGGATATTTGAGATTAGTAGACAAAGAGGTGACTTAAAAACAGATATAATACTTCAATTGAAAGATTTAAAGAAATTTTACAATGAAGCAAATCACAATAAAGTTAAACATTTTAAAGCTATAGTAGAAGAACAAGAAATAAAAAATATGTTAGAATGTATGAAAGAATATAAAAATCATCCACGGACAAATACAACTATAATTAATGCAATTTATTTTACGCTTTTAACAGCACAAAGAAGTAAAAATATTCGATTTGCTAAATGGAGTGATATTGACTTTGAAAACAATCTTTGGATTATAAAAGCAGATGAAATGAAAGTAAGATCTAATGGTGATAATATTATCCCTTTGAATAAATATGCTTTAAAGATACTAGATATACAAAGAATTTTAAATGGAGATAAAAAGTATATTTTCGCTAATAATAATGGAACTATTAGCGAGAATTTTGCTGTAAGATTTTTTAAATTTTATAATTTAGAGCACACTATACATGGATATCGTTCTACTTTTAGAAGTGTTTATACTAATAAAAGCAATGAGTTAATTCAGCAAGGTATTAGTAAAGATATAGCAGAAATGATATTACATCATATAAGCGGTAATGAAATAGAAAGGGCTTACAACAGAGCCAAGGCAATTGATTTAAGAGTAAAACTTATGCAATGGTATGGAAATTACTTAAACTCTCTTTGTGAGTTTTGCTTTTAATGTCTTTTAGTTTTAAGCCATTTTTCTATTTCTTTTATTTCATATCTTATGGATTTTCCTATGCGAATGTAAGGTATTTTACCATCTTGTCTTAACTTAAATAATGATGTTATACTAACTCCTAAATATTCGCTCAATTCTTTTTCTCTAAAATATTTTTTAACCATTTTCAACTCCTAATCTTTTATCTATAATTTCAAAAATAGTATCCTTGTAATAATTCCAAAGCCATTTTTGTTCCTCATCTTCTATATCATCAACGCTTAAATTACGCCATTCTTTTATTGTTTTAGTGTCACACCCTAAATTCATCATGGTTTTTGTAAAAGTCATAACATAGGTATCAATGACAACACTAAAGATATTTTTCATATCTCCTATACAATCCCTAAGATTTACATTTTCAAATATACAATTTTCAAATTCTGTTCTTAGAAAATTACAAAAATTAAAACTTGCTCCGCTGAAATCGCAATCTATAAAAGATGCATTCTTGCTTGAAATATCATTTAAATTAGCATTTTTAAAACTAGCTCCATTTATAAATACATTATCAAAATCCAAGCCACTTAAATTTATATTTTCTAAGTTTGCATTATTTAGGGAAATACCTTCTAAAATGCAATACTCAACTAATTCTTTTTCGCTTTTTCTATCATCTTCGATAATGATAGTTTCATCAAGTCTTTTTAAAATTCCCATTTTAATTCCTTAATATTTTTTTCCATTTTTTTTCAAATTCATCATAATTTTGCCAATAACTAAGCTCTTTTTCAAGCTTATTTAAAACAGCTTCAAAAACAGTATCTTTTCCTATTTTTTCAGCAACTAAACTCATTTCCCATTCTTTTATACAAAGAATTCCATAATCCTTAGCTAAGATTTTTCTAAGCTCTAGTAATTCTTCATCACTAAGTTTTCTTTTGAAGCTTAGTTCATTCTTGTGTTCTAAGTCGTATTTAAGGGCTTTGATTTTGTTTTCATAATGTTCCTTTTGCTGTTTAAGCTGTGATTTATAACCTAAGCTTTGATGAAAAGCTAGTTTTTGCATTTGCTCTTGTTCAAGGTTTTTAAGGCGTTTCTCACATTCTATAAAATAACGCCTAGCCTGTCTTCCTTTTTCGTTGTTTTCAACCATACAAAGCTCTTTTGCCATATCTAAGGTCACATAGTATTCTTTGCGAGGGCGACCTTTTGTATAAACAAGTTCTATAATGTAATCTTGGTTTTCAATGAAATTGTAGTGCAATATTCTTCTTTCTAACCAAATTGAAAATTGCGTGTCTATTTTTAAAAAGCAAAATATTTCTCTTGCATTAGCTGAATTTATTTCAGCCCCTATTGTTTTATTGCTGTAAATTTGAATTTGTGTTTGCATAGATATACCTTTATAATTTTAAAATATTTTAAAAGTATATCTTTATAATACTTAAATAATTATTAAAGTATTTTATTATAATTTTACTATAATACTAAAGCAATACTTTTAATCACTTTTGATTAAAAGTTTCCATATCTTTCATAATAAGATGATAAATATATGTATTTAAAGGAAAACCTAAGCTGTCAGCTCTCTCTTGAAGGTATTCTTTCGCCTTATCACTAACCTTTAATTGTATAAGATTACTCCCTTTACTTTCTTTCTCTTCTGCCATGCTACTCCTTTCTTTTATTCTAAAGATATTTTATCTTTTATGTTAAAAATTCTATATAAAATGATTTTATTTTTATCGTTTTTATAATACTCTAAATCTACTAAAAAATTAAATCCATAAGGATTTTTCAAAACTTCTTCGGCTATTTTCTCATCACTAAAACTAACATCAACCGCATAAGGACTTAAAGCATCGCACTTTGCCTTATGTTTTGTTTTATTGTCTATTTTATTTGTAGTTTTATACATCGTTATCAAAGCATTTTCATGTATCTTTTGATATTCAATTTCCTTTTTTTCGCAAATGTAATTAGCATTTTCATAAATAAGCTCAGCTTCATCACTATTTATTCTCAAAAGTTCTTCACCTTTATGATTGATAAAAAAAGCATTTTGATTTATAATAACGGGTGCAAATATATTTTTTAAATTATTGGCATTATACTTAGTAAAATGCGGATTTTCTTCTATTTCTTCTATACTTTTTGATTTGATATTTTTAAAAGATATGATAAGTTCTATAAATTCATTTAATGCTTGAATAGGTGCAATAATAGGCAAAACTTCTCCTGCTATTTCAAAAACCAAAGAATATATATCACTGCCAGTTTCAACCTTTTCTAAAAAAATTTTACTTTGCGTTATACCGTGTTCTTTTGATATAAAACTATCCATTAATTTTTGAAAACTTAACAAAGAATTAGCCATTATCCCAAGTTCTATGTTTTCTTCATGGATAATTTTTATTTTAAAATTAACAATGTTTTCTTTCTCTTCTGCCATTAATTCTCCTTTATCTCGCAAACTAATTCTATATCACAATTTTTAGGATTGGTAAAACTTTCAAAGGCTTGTTTAATCCTAAAAAATGGGTCATTTAGTTCGTTTATGCCAAAATTATTACCACAAATAGGACAAACATACAAAGAATGCCCTATAAACATAGAAAATTCGCTTTTACATTCTTTGCAAGTGATTTTAATTTTTTTAATATCCTTAATATTTGCCATTTTATTCCTTTCTTTTAATTTCTTAATTTTATCAAAAAGTTTATAAACACCTTCTAAAGTCCATTTGATTACTCTTTGCCTTCCGCCTTTTGTTTGCTCAAAATCGTAGAAATAGTGTATATTTTCTATGAGTTCATCGGCGTTTCTTAAAAAATGTTTTGCGATTGAATTTTTGGTAACTTCATAAAATGAAGCAACTTGTATTGAGGTATTATTTTGTATTTGTGATAGCATATTAACCCTTTCATTTTATGCTTTGAAAGGGTTGTTTTGATTTAGTGCTTACTCTCTTTCGTTTTGTCTTTTAGAGACTTATTTTGCTTATAAAATAGATAGCAAGTATAAGCAAAGAGTATAATGCTTACTCCTGCGATAATGTTTAAACCTATCTCATTCATCTTTTTGCCTCCTTTGCATAAGAATACATATAGCCATAATCCCAACGCTAAAAGCAGTTATGATAAAGCTTTGCGGTTTAAAGTCAAAATTCATTAATGCGAAACTCCCATTGACAAATAAGCCAAGCCCTATGTTTTTAAGTAACTCTAACATAGCCCAATTCTAACAAAACTAACTTAAAACACTCTTACTTTAAAAGAACTTTACAGAATTATTCTGTATTTTAAAGGTGTAAAGAATTTCTTTACACCTTTAAATGCTTATTTTTGAAGCTCTTTAAATAGTCTTACAAACTCATCAAGCGTTTTAAGTCTTGTTTTTAAATGATGATTTTCTAATACTAAATTTAAAGATTTTTTAGCTTGTAAAGGCAAATCATTATCATTAGCTACCCATTTTTGAATAGTAGTAAGATGCACCCCCAAAATCTCGCTTAACTCCTTTTGCGTGATATTTAACTCTTTGCAAACCTCCTTAACGATGTTTTCTTTCTCCATTTTATTCCTTTTCATCTGTGATAAACTCAAATTTTAAAACACTGCTTTTATCTTCAAAAGATTTTAGGCTCTGACGTAAAGTTTTAAAAGGTGCTTCATCATAAGAATTAAAAAAGTTTGCATGACAAGCAGGACAAAAAAGAATGCTTTGCTCAACTTTTGCAATGATTTGCGTATCGCAGTTTCTGCAGGTAATTTTATAGCTTTTCATATTTATTCCTTTTCATCTGTGATAAATCTAAACTCTGCTTTTTTATGCTCTTTTAAGCTTTGCAATATATTTCCTAGTTTAGAAAGTGGAGCTTCATCATAAGAACTATAAAAAGCATTATTGCAAAGTGGGCATACAACGACAGTTTTACCTATATCTAAAGTGATTTTAGTTTTACATTGTTTGCAGGTTATTTCTAAACTTTTTAAATTTAACATTTTAACCTTTCTTTTTTATAATTTCTAGCATTTCACTATTAAATGTAATTTGTAATTTTTTATTTTCCATTGGTTCTCCTTTATTTAAAACATAAATTTAAGGCTCATTTCTAAAGCCCTATTTACAATACTTCTTATAAGCTCATCTCTTCCTGTACTTAAAGCTTTTCTAAGTTGCACTCCTAAGCCATCTTGTTTTAAAAGCTCTAAGGCTTTCGGTTTTAAAATAGCTTTTTTAACTTTTCCGCTTTCTAAATCCATACTCTCAAAATCCAAAAAATGATTATTTTTTAGGTAATTTATCGTATGATAAGCGTTTAATTGATGTGTTAAAAACTCTTCATATTCTAGTTTTGGGATAAAATCAAAAAAGTTAAAATCGCTTGGAATAGGAAAGGTACTATAAAGTTCTCCCAAAGTTTTTGCCGTATAGCTTTCAAAAAGCTCAATATTTTCACTCATTTAAATCCCCATTTATTGCAAAGCAAATTTAAATCCGTATTTGTCTTTAAAAGTTCATCAAAATAAAGTTCTAGTTTATCAATATAAAGTCTAGCACCTTTTAAATCATCATTTTGTATATTTTTAATTGCTAGATTTTTACTATCCTTGATAAGTCTTTGAAGCTCATCTTTTTTATCTTTAAGTTCAACTAAACGACCTCTTGCGTAAGTGATTGTTTCTTCTTGCATTTTAATCCTTTATCTCATACAAAATTCAATCAGATCATCAATATCATTAAAATCATTTTTAGAAAAGTATAAATAAGCTTTAGGACTGATTAAAACTCCTGAAAAATCGTCATTGTTTTCTTTGTCGTATTTTAAAACTTTGCATTCTTTTAAAAAATGAATACAAGAGCTAAAGTCTATTTTATATTCTTTGCAATCTTTGTTAAAATCATCTGAAAAAAGTATGCTTTGATTTGGAAAATCATTTAAAAGTGTTTTTATAATACGTTTTGAAATAAGCTTAAAAGCTTTGAAGTTTTCCATTAATTCTCCTTTATTTAAATAAACTTTTTTCTTGTGTATAACTTGGCTCAATAATACCTTTGATATCTTCTAAAAAATATTCATTTTCTAAAACTTCCAAATCTTTGCTAATGTAAGTTTTGCAAATTAAACTGCCTTCTATCATATCTCCATAGGATAGCTTTATGGTTCTATTTTTCAATTCTTTCTTAAAATTTTCATCATTGATTTTAACTTTTATAACCTTGTCGTTAATAATTTCCCATTTACTTTCTCCTGTTAAATCTGGCTTTTTTATTATAAACGCACCTTGCATTTTGCTTATTTGTTTCTTAACTCCATCAGCTATTTTTGGGTTATAGTCAAATGTTTCACTTATTCCATATACTTTTTCTTCAAATATTATCATAGGTTTATGTTTAAACTCCTTTGCTTTATGTGTTAGATCTGATACACAGGTTAATAGATTGGTTTCATTATTGTTATATCCAAAATCTTTTAAGTCGCTTTTTTCTATAATGTTTTTATATTCTTTTGGAATATCTTGGCATTTTTTATCTTGTATTTTCTCTAAAATCATTTTTTTAGATTTTATAAGCAAATCAGCAAGTAATTGTCTTGGATTGCTAACATAATGTTTTATATCATCATCGCTTATTTTGCTAAGTTTTTCAGCAATCCATATTCTTATAGAGCCTTTTTCTATAGATTTAATTTGAATATTTATATCAATTTCTATACCAAAAACAGATACTAGTGAATTATTCAACTTATCAATACTTAGTAAAAAATCTGTAATTTTTTGGAAAAATAATGTAGCATTTTCTTCATTAAAATATTCAAATCTTAACTCATAAGTTTGTTCTGGCATGTATTTCTTTCTTTATTAATAATTATTCTTTTATTATTTTATCAAAACTATACTTAAGCAAATAGACTTCTTTCTATATGTTTAAACATAATTTCATTTATAATTTATGAAATTGCGTAAAGCATATATTATCTGTATTCATCTGCTCTGTTATAGTTTTTGAAGCATATTTGTGGATACTAATAATATCTACTTTTTGCCAAAAAGGTCTTGTATCTGTAATAATTCTATTTCCACTAATAGTTTTATCATTAACTATGCATTTAAAAGAAACAAACCAATAGGTGTTAATCTTTAAAAAATCAAACATTTTTACTCCCTTTCAAATTTTAATTATTTAAAAAATCCCCCTAATCATTTTTTTCACTCCTTAAAAATTTTTCAACATCTTCAAAAGCTTTAACAATAAGCTTTTTTTCATGAAAGAAATTTCTTCCACTTGGCTTACTTTTGTAAATTTTGTAAGCCTTTCTGAGTTCTTTTTTGCTTATGTGATTTTTATAATTTATTTTTTCGATTTTTATTTCATTTTGTTTTGCAAAATCACAAAAACAAGTTCTTCTTTCACTAAATGGTATGATTTTTAAAATTTCAAGATAATTAGAACGGCAAACTTTCATCATCATCTCCTATTTCGATATATTTTTCATTGTTATTGTTTTTTACTTCATTTCCATAAGGATTATAGCTTTGATTTTCTTTTGGAATAAATGATTTATTATTGTCGTTGTTTAACGATTTATGTCTTGCTTTAAAAGATTTTATAGATAAAGGCTCTTTATTATTTTGAAACTCATCCATGCTTTGCATTTTTTCATTAAAAATTCTATCAAGAAAGATTTTGTTAGCAAGTTCTCCATTTTTACTTAAATATTCTTCTGTTCCAAAACCTAAAACTAAAAGTTTATTAACTAAAGAATTTAGATAAATAACTTCAGTCTGCACCCCAAAAACATTCTCATTTCCCTTTTCGCTAAAATCAAGTTCATCAATTCCAAAGAATTTCATAATAGCATTTAATTGTCTAAATCCTAAATAATTTTCTTTTTCTCCATTTTTATTGATATAGCTAAAATCGTTATTTTTAGCTACAAAAAGATTAAAAATAGCTAGTTTTTGCTCTTTTCTGGTTAAAAATTCAAAACAAATAAAAGTATTATTGCTTCCATCGTTTGCCAATTTATCATATAAAAAGGCTTTGCGGAAAACTCCGCTATAAAGCCCACCTTCACTTAAATACTCTACGCTTGGCGAATAATTTGCCACTTCAAAACTTGCCTTAAATGCTGGTAGCATTATAATTCTCCTTTAATTGTTTTTATTGCTTTTTCTTTGTTTGCTAAAACATTTTGAAATTTTTCTATTGTAAAAATATTATATTTAAGAATAAATTCTTCGCTTTCTTTTTTGCTGATACCATTTTCTTTAATAAAGGCATCATACTGATCTTTTATCTCTTTTAATTCTTTAATAGAATTATTAATTTGTTCTTTTTTATCATCTATTGCTTTTAAGTTTGAATTTGAAAAATTATAATTTTCATTGTCGATATTGATAACTCCATCTAGAACATCGCTTTTTATAAAATAGCCAATGTGTTTAATCGCCCTTCTAATAGCCGATTTTCTTGCCATTTCTTCAGGAAATTCTTTATAAACTCCACCGCCTTTTGTGAAGGTTTTGCTTTTTATGATATCTAGTTGCTCTTTTGTTAAAAACTCCGCTTTTCTATAAAGCAAATTACCGTTTTTAACTATAGAAATTAAAGCGTATGCACCTTTTATCGAATTGTCTAAAGGATTTTTACTAATGCTTAGATTGTCGATTTCATTTTCTGTTATGATTTTTACTTCATCGCTATTTGCAATCGTATCACTCTTAACAATAATTTCAAATCCTCGTTTTAAAGCCTCATTTATGGCAACTTTGACAAGTCCCATATAGCTAGGCTCTATATTTACATTATTGCCCATAGGCACTATATAATAATCATTGTTTAAAATACTAAGCCCTGCCTCGCTAAGATTTTTGACCTTTAAAAAAGATGCGGTTTTATTGTCTCTTAAAATTTGCATCACCTTATTATTTTCGCCTGAAAATTTTTCGTTTATTAACCTTAATTCATTTTCGAATTTTTCACTGATAACAATATGATTATTTTCTTTAAATTCTTTTACTTGAGTTTCTTTTTCTTCTACTATAGCCACTTCCATATTTTCATTACTCATTTTATGCTCTTTTTTTGATTTTTAAACACATTGAAGTGCTTTCTTTATAAAACTCTTTAGGCACAGTAATATTTTTTTGCTCTAAAAAGCCCTTATAGTCAATCGTAGTTCTACTTTGCGGATAAATTGTAATATCTAAACATCTTGCTTTTTCTCCATTTGCTAAGGCTATGAGTTCTTTTTTAAGACTTTCTAGCTTTTCTTTAATAGGTTTAATCGTGTTTTCAAGCCTTATAATTTCAATCGTTAGATTTTTTGCTTTAGTATCTTCAAGCTCTTTATATTCACTTTTTTGATCTATGATATAATCTAATATAAATTGCTTTATATTTTTAACCAACCATTCTTGATAAGCTTCATCTTTTAAAACTTCGCACTCTACAATCTCTTCTTCTTTATTCATGGCTACAAAAATGCATTTTTCTTTACCACTGATATAGAGCCCAAATTGAACTTGAGCGTAGTATTTATCACTTGGCTTTTTATTTTTTTTGACAAAATCGTATTCATCTTGTGAGTATTTAAACTCATAAATAACGCCGTTTTCATCTATTCCATCTAAACTTGCTATAAACATTTCATTTTCTAGACTTTGCAAAACTACAGGAGTGATACTTACAGAATGTAAAAACTCAACTCTAGCTCTAATCAAAGCTTCATAATTATTGCCTTTTTTCATAGCTTCATTTTGATAAACTTCTTTAAGTCCTAAGATGATATCCCTTGCTTCTTCTTTGGAATTAAAAGCACCTTTGATACCTACGCAAGATGCTACCATCGATGCACCTATTTTACCTTTTCTAAAATTTAGCCATTCAGGGCTACCTTGTTCTAAGTCAATTATTCTGCAATTCATTTTATCCTGCCTTTTTTATTTTTGGAGTGCTTTTTAAAATATAAAAAGTATTTCTCGCTTCTTTGTTTCTAACTGTTTCTATTTCATAACCTTTATTTCGAAGATTATAAATATAAGCTCCAAGCCTTGTAGTAATTTTTTTATCAATGCAATAGAAATTATCTATAATTCCATTTTTTAATAATAGTTCTAAAACTATTTTTTCTTGTTGTTTTGATGTTATTTGCATTCTTTCTCCTTTAGTCTTTTTACTTCTTTAATAGCTTTATCATCATTTTTAAAAACGCCTATAAGCCCTAAAGCATCAAGTATTTTTATGCGAAATTTATTAAGTTTCACATTGGTTTTAATTTCTTCTTCGAGTTTGAATGAAATTTCATTTATAGCGGTATCTTTTAATGCTATAATGCTTTTTAGCCTTTGAATTTCTTTTTCTAAATATTTTATTTTTTCATTTTTTTTACTATTTAAGAACATAGTTTCGACCTTTCTTTTGCATAAAGAAGCTCATAAATTTTATTTTGCAAAGAGCTAATTTCTTTTATATTTTTCATATTTGCTTCTATTTGGTCTTTTAACTCTTTTAAAAGTTCTATTTTTTCATTTTCAAGATTAGAAATTTCAGTTTTTAAAGATTTATTTTCATCTTTTAAAGACTTATTTAGCTTCATTTCTTTTCTGTACTCATCTTTGCTAAGTTTTATGATGACTTGTTCTTTTGTGTGATAAGCTTTCATTTTTTCTCCTTTTAGATTAATGCTTAAAAGGGACAACTGAGTTCTTTAAAATAGTAGAAATAAAACAAAAAGGCAAATTCTCAAGTAGTAAAGTTGCCCCATTTAAGCATTAAAGGAGTTTAAGAAAAGCCAAGAGCCTTGCTCTCTTGGCGTGAGTATTGTTTAAGTATAGGCTAAGCAAGGCTATTCTATAATTTTAGTGTTAAGGTTATTGCTGGTTGATTATTTCAATCAGCTCTTTTACTATTTTTAATAGCAAGAAAATAATATTTAAAATCTTTTCTATCATTAAAAATAGCTCCTTTCCCACCAAGAGAAATTAGCCACTTAAACAATGTTATTTTATCAAATTTATTTTTATTTTTGATAAAGCCGAGTAAATCCGCAAGTCTCGGCATTGTATAATCGTTTAAGTTTATGCTAAGCGGATTTGGTTAGAATTTATCTGTGTTAAAAAATATTAGAGTTTTATAAGCTCTCTAATTAGCTCTAAGATTAAGATTAAAATTGTTAAGATTTTATCCCACATTTTAGAGCCTCCTTTCTCAACACCGAGACAAGTTAGCAACTTAAACTTTATGATTATACTTTCTTTTTCTTAAACTCTTGATTTTCTGTCGTTTTTAAAGTGCAAGAAAACCTTAAAAATAGCACTATAAACAATAATAGCGAGCCAAGTTTATGGATAACTTGCTAACCCTTCCGCTATGTTATTGCTATTGTTTTATCCGAAATAAATTCGTTTAAAACCGCTTTGCTAAAGCCCCCGTCCCACTTCGTGGGTAAGAGTAAAGCAAAGAAAAGAACATTAGCAATTAAGCTTAATTTTCAAGCGGTCAAAAGCTTAAGAAAGCCCTTTTTTAAAGGACTTGTTAAACTTTTAAAAAAGCTTTTTGCAGTGTTTTTCGAATTTTCTAACTCTCTCTAAAAGTTCATAAGCATTTCTCATAAATTCATCTCCATAAGCTTGTAAAGATATAGATATTTCTTCATCATCTTCTAAGCTTATTTCTAAAGAGTTTTTAAAATCTTGCAAGTTTGCAAATATATTTTCTAAATTCTCTTTGCTTTCAAACTCATTTGCAATTAATTCTTTTGTTTGGTTATAAATTCTTTTTTCTTCTCTATCAAAATAAAAATCTGTAAAACTCATTTTTTCTCCTTTTTGTTTTGTTAAAATAATTGTAGTATTACTACACTTAAACTATGCTTAAATAATAGTAGTATTCCTACATTTTTTAAAAATATTTTTTTGGTATAATTTTTTAATGGGAAGATGAAAAATCTAAAAATATTTAAAAATATTTTTAGAAAATTGGAAGGATTAATATGATGGATATAAAAGGTTGATGGGGGTATTGATAGTATAAGTAAAATAAAGACTAAAATTTACCACAATCAGCTTTATAACTTTTTATACTCTTGCCAATTTGCAAGTAGCTTCACTTGGTTTGTATTGATTATAATCAGCAAAAGCTAGAGTGTGGATAACAATGGTAAAAGTATGAGTTTTTTCATTTTGTTTAACTTGTTGCTTTAATCATTTCTTTTAAAGTTCTGCTTTGGTTTTCTTCATCATAAAAAGGTTTAAAATAAAAATGCACTTTTTCTAAATTTTCCCTACCTTTTTGAGTTTTTTTACTAAGCGTAAATTCTTCACATTGTAAGAAATATAAAAGCATAATATCATATTCTAAAGTTTTTGCAAAAGCTTCTTTTATATCATCTATGTTTGCTATATTTCCAAGTCTTGAAAATATTTCGTTTTTAGAATGCTTATTTATAATATGAAAGTTATATTCTCCACGCTCAGATATTAGTTCTAAATCATTTTTAAAATCAGTATCTATTAAATTAATAGCATTATTTTTTATTTCCTCGTATCTTATATTTCTTTCTTTTGATCCAAAATTTTTAAATTTTTCTCCTATTTTTTCATAATATAAAAAATTTTTTGCACTTTCTAAAGTATCATGCAATATAGTATCAAATTCGCTAAACCTAAAATGATTACCATACCAATATTTTTCATTTGTTTCTAATTTTAATCTTTCAATACTATTTTTAATAAAATTGGTATTTAGAAAATGACATTTAGATAATATTTTTAAATGTGTATGGCTAATATAATGTTGTATTTTATTTCCATTCTCATCCCAAAGCCAAAAACCTATATTTATAAATTCTTCACTGGCTGAGTAAGGAAAATATTTTATCATTTTATATTTAAACATTTTCATAACTATATACCGCTTTTTGTCCTTGTCTTTTATATATCATATTGCTTAAAGCTTGTTTTTGTGCTGAAGTCAAGCTTAGCCACTCTAATGGTATAGCGTTTATTATATCTAAAATTTCTTGACAATTTAATTTCTTTTTATTTATTTTGATATGTTTTAAGTGGTCAAGTAATAAATAATTTTTATCGAAAGTATTTTTATCAAAATACTGATTAGAGTTAATCTCATCATCTAAAATAATATTTAATGCCTTTAATATATCAAAAGCTAAACCAAAATCAATCAAAAAAATCTTTTTTAAATCATTGATTAAAATATTTGGATTTTTAAATTCTCTATCACTATTCATTAAAATTCCATCATACAAGCAAGTATAATTTTTAAATTTATTTGTTAATTCTTTTGGATAAATTTTACTTGCATTAAATATATATGAAATTCCTAAATTTAAACCTTTTGAATTTTTGATATTTTCTAATGCTTCTTTGTCTCTTTGAGTTCCATTTTTTAATTTATTATCTGCTAATTTTATAAAATCATCATCTATATTTAATAAAGCTATGCCGGGGATATCTTTAAAATTTAATTCTTGCAAATATAAATAAGAAAAAAGTTCAGCAAATAAGCTTTTTCCAGTTCCGCAAACACTGTTATATTTAGTTTTTAATATAAATTTAGAATTATCCTTAATACTTACTTCTAAAGGACAACTAGCTCCATAATCAGTAACCCTTATAATATTAGATATCTCAAAAATATTTAATTTTACTCTCATCCCACCACTTCTATAAAATTTTTAAAGGTTTCAATCGCCATTTTTGATACTACAGCACCTAAGATCTCGCATTGTTCAAATTCGCTATTATCTACTTTTTTATCCTCGTATTTTTTATTTTCAGAAACTAAAAAAATATAATCTTCAAAAGGTTCTTTTTTAATTTTTTTACAAAATAAATCATCATTTTTTCTAAAAATAACAATATCTGCATTTGAAATAGCCCCAAGTGAATTTTTGCTTCTATCCACAATAATAAAATCTCCATTAGATAAAATAGGTTCCATACTGTCACCATTAATCTTTATAATATCATAACTCTTCTTTATAGGTATATCTAAAATTTCTTTTAGAAAATTTTCATCAACTGAAACTATTTTCACTTCTTCACTTTGAGATGATGTTCCAAGTCCTGCACTTGCATAAATATCTGGGAAATATCTGAAATTTATTTGATTATCATCTTGTAAAAAAGATTTTATACTATCATTTACTGGAGCAAGTTTACTAACTGGCACTTCTAAAACTTTTGCCATAGTTATAATATTTTTGTAATCCTCAGGTTGATTGTTTTCACTTCTATACCAATAAGTTATTCCATCTAAAGTGATTTCATATCCATTTTCTGAAAGCATCTGTGCAAATTTTGCTCTGCTTATTTTTTTTTCTTTTAAAATTTGTGATAAATATTCTTTATCAAGCTTATAAAATGTTTTATTTTTTTCCATTTTTTATCCACCTTATTAATTGTAGTAATTATACATCGACTATTTAAAAAAATATATGTAGTATATTTACATATTTTTTAAACTTAATTTTATAGTAGTTATGCTACATTTTTAAAAATATTTTTAGGAATTGTAAGAATATGAATAGAAAAAAATTAAAAAAAATACTACTTGATTATTATAGTAAAGATGGCGTTGGAAGTATTTTAAGCTCTAGAATAGGAATTAAAGTTCAAGTAGCCGGAGAACTTTGGGAAAAACATCAAATACCACCTAATATTTGGGGTAAAAATAATAGGAATAAATTGCTTAAATTTTTGGGAGAAAGCGAAAGGATAGAGAATGAAGGCGATTGAACTAAAGGTTAAAAAATGGCTTTTATAGCGGGATTTTCAATAGGTTTTTTAGTTTATTTTTTAATTTGGAAAATCTTTTAGGATGATTAATGCTTGATAGGGTATTTGAAATAATAGGATTATTTATTTTTACTTTGATGATGTTGCATTTTAGACTGTTTCTAGTGGCTGGTATTTCGGCTGGGATTTTAATATCTTGCATTTATCATTATCTAAAACGCATTTTTTATCACGGTAGTGAGGACAAATAATGTATTTAAATTTATCTTTTTTAAAAACCATTTCAAAAGGAGTTTTTTTTGTAACTAATTTATATCCTAAGTTAGGATATAGTCTTTTTGTCAAATCGTTTTCTAGCTTCATATCTTTAATACAAACTCTTTTTAGTTTTTGTTTTTTAGTTAAATATAAAAACAAAGGACGCATACTTAAACCAAATAAAACACCTATTAAAAAATATAACAAATTTTCTAAAGTGGCGGTTTTTAGCATTTCGGATAAGAAAGAATTAAACATAAAAAGCCTTTTTAATTTAAATTATAACATAAAGGAGCGTTAATGATACCAAGTTTTATAGCAAGTTTTGATGTAGCTTTGGGGCGTAAAAGCCTAAGAGAGAGAAAAGGCTATTTAAAATTATCAAATACTATAGCTTATGGTGGTCTTAGTGTTGATGCTTTAGCATTATATATTCAACTAGCAAAGCTTAGTGAAAAAACGATTGTAAGTGAGATCTATCTAAGAGAGTTTATAAAAGTTAAAAATAATCAAAGAATTAGCTTAAACAGACTAAGAATTGCTAAAAAAGAATTAATTGAACTCAGACTTTTAGAAATTAAAAAGGTTAGAAATGGATCTTTAAATTTTTATGAGTGGATTTTAAAAGATGAAAATTATCAAGTTAAAAAGCATTTTAACAAAGCTTTATCTTTGCTTAAAAACAGTGATGAAAAGCTAAGTAAAACTCTTAAAAATAACACTTCATCAATCGACAGAAAATTAACTACTGAAAACGAAAAAAATCAAAATTCCCTATATATAGAAACACGCACGCACGCACGCGATAATAAATTTATAAATAATATAAATATTAATAATAATAATAAATTTATAAAAAAAGAGAATTTAGAAAATTTAAAAGATAATCAAGAAAAGAAAGAACGCGTTTCTAATCAAAACGCCTCTTTTGTAATGAGCTTTTTAAAACTTCATGATAAGGAATGTGAAAAAATGGCAAAAAAAGAATTTAAAGTCCCAAATGCAAATGAACTCATGAGACAAATAATAGCTTTTAATGAGAAAAATGGCACAAACTTTGGTGAAGAGTTGGCTAATGATTTTATAGGCTATTGGGATGCTAGGGAATGGAAAAGAAATGGAAAAAGAATGTCAAGTGTGGCAGGAAGTCTTTATACTTGGCTTAAATACGCTAAAGAAAATGAAGCAAGAAAAAATCAGCGTTTTAGCAGAAAAAAAGAAGCCAATCCTAGTGTGGTTGATAGCTTGATGCAGTATTACGGAATGAAAGATGAGAACAAAGACAAGCTCTTAGGATGCTTTTGAGGAGTGAAAATGCAAGAAAAAATACAAATTTTAATGGACTTATTGGAAATTAATAAGGCTCAGGCAACTGATATTGTAGGTAGATATCTCAAAAGCGTTAAGGATATTCATGCTTTCTTAGATTTTTATTTCGAAACTTTAGAAAGAGAGAATATCGTAGGGACAACTTATGAGAAATTAAGAAGAGTTTGCAAAAGAGCAGAGATTGAATTTAAAAAACGCTTTGAAGATAAAGAAATTTTTTTAGAATGGCTTTGCAATAAATACAAAAACCAAGCTTGCTTTAGACTACATGAAGGAGATTTTGAATATTCGTATTTTGCTAGCTGCGGAAATGGTAAAAAGATTAAAATCAACCAAAAATCAATTGATATCTTAGTTTGCATAAATGCTTTTAAGCAAATCTCCTATAAAAATGGCGAACCATTAGAAAATAATGAATTTAAAGAAGCCCTACTTGAATTTATTTTCAAAAATCAAGACAGAATAGGAAAAAATTTGAATATTCCTTTGTCGGTTAAAAAAATAGAGAAAGTTTTAAGCCTAGAAGAAAAAAGAGAAATCGAAAAGATTGAAGAAACAAAACTTTTTAATGAAAACAAAGATAGGTTTGAAATTTTTATAAAAAGCAAAAAAGCTTTTAAAAAAATAAGCTAATTTTAAGAAAGCTTGAAATGGAAAAGTATATTTTAAAAATTGATTTAAAAAGCAACCCAGTACCTTATAAAAGAACCACGCAAAGGGCTAAATTTGCATGTAAAGATTATCTTAAATATTTAGATTTTAAAAAACTCTTGCAAATGGAGTTTAGAAGACAAAATAATATTAGCTGTTTTCAAGCCTTTGATAAGCAAAAGAAATATGAGTTTTCTTTAAAAATAGGATTTAACAGCAAAAGGCATGGTGATGGTGACAATATCGTAAAATGCGTGTTAGATGCTTTATTTGAAAACGATAAGAATGTTTTAAAAGGCGATTATGAGATTATTAGTTTTAAAAAATCTTTTTTAGACTTAGAAATCAAAGAATTTAATTTTAAAGAAGGGGTGGCTTGATGGGAAAAATGATGACAAACGGCAAAAGTATGACCAAAGAAGAGCTTGTTTCAAAAATAGAGAGTTATTTTAATGAAAGAGTTGTCTTAAAAGAAACTAAGGATAGTATTATTTTTGCACCTAAAACAAAAGTGGGATTAGCTGTGTATTTAGGAATTACAATGCAAACCTTAGGCGAGTGGGAGAAGGATAAGGATTTCGGAGAAATTGTATCTAAGGCTAAGCAAAAATGTGAAATGGATATTTTAAACCATTCCTTAATCGGCACTTATACCCCAAGTGTTAGTATGTTCTTGCTAAAAAATCAGCATGGATATGTGGATAAACAAGAAGTAGTTAGCGATAATGTTCAAAAAATTGAAATCATAAGAAGTGAAATTAAATGATACCAAAAATCTATTTTTCTTACACTCCAGCACAACTTAAAGTTTTTGATGATAAAAATCCACGCTTTATAACTGTAGCAAAGGGCAGAAGACTTGGTTTTACAAGGGGAAGTGCTAAGTTTGTTATCGAAAACTTGCTTTTAGGACAAAATGTTTTATGGGTGGATACCATACAAGCAAATTTACAAAATTATTACGAGTTATATTTTACACCTGAGTTAAAAAACTTGCCAAAAGATTTTTACTCATGGAGTGTGCAAGATAAGAAATTAATCATTAACGGGGCGGTACTTCATATGAGAAGTGCTGAAAGAAGTGAAAATATCGAAGGTTTTGGATATGACCTTGTTATCTTAAACGAAGCAGGAATTATTTTAAAAGGCAGTAAGGGAGAGTATCTTTGGTATAACGCCATACGCCCTATGTTGCTTGATAATCCTAAATCAAGAGCGATTATCGGTGGAGTTCCTAAAGGAAAAAATCTATTTTATGAACTTTGCAGAAAAGAACTCAGCGATAAAAATTGGAAACATTTTCAATTCTCAAGTTATGATAATCCATTTTTAAAAAAAGAGCAAATTAAAGAATTAATTGAAGAAGTAGGTGGAGAAGATAGCGAAGTAGTCAAGCAAGAAATTTATGGCGAGTTTATAGATAGCTCGAGTGCGGAGCTTTTTTCATTAACTGAAATTGAAAATGCGATGAGCAAGAACTCTTTTAGCATTGAAAAAATGCAAGGTGAGAATATTTGGGGGCTTGATGTAGCAAGATATGGAGATGATAAGAGTGTTTTAGCAAAAAGAAAAGGTTTTGTAATTGATGAGATTAAAAAATACTCACAACTTGGAACTATAGAATTAGCAAACAAAATACTAGCCGAATACAATCAAAGTGAAGATAAACCAAAAGGTATTTTTATAGATACTTGCGGTCTTGGCGTTGGCGTGTATGATGTCTTGTTAAATTATGGTTTGCCTGTATTTGAGGCAAATTCTGCAAATTCTGCAACCAGTAATGAATACTTAAATAAAAGAGCACAAATGTATTTTACCTTTGCTAAAAACTTAAAACACATGGAGCTTGTTAAAGATGAAGAATTAAAAAAAGATATGAGAATGATTGAGTATGAATATAGCGACAAGGGGCTTTTAAAGATAGTTTCAAAAGAGTATTTAAAAAAGAACTATGGCAAAAGTCCTGATGTTAGCGATGCGGTGGCATTAACTTTTTTTGAAAAACTATACAGCACAAACAATACTAATGAAGATTGGAGTTATTATGGCTGGTGAGTTTTTAATGATCTATGATGCAATTGATGTAAACAAAATAAAAAAGCTTTCAAATTTAAGTGATGAGGCTATAAAGTCAAGTCTTGCAAATGAATTTTTAGAGCTTGTATCAGGGTTTAATAATATTTCTAAAAAGAAATTTAAAAGAGAATTTGCGGAGTTTTTATTTGAAAAAGGAGTGAATGAAAAAGATATTTTAAAAATAACAAATTTAAGCAAAACAACAATATGGAGAATTATGAATGAAAACAAAAAGAACTAATGATGAGAGAGTGTCGTTTTTAACACAACTCATTAGCGAGAGCAAAAGCGGATATGAAAATTACAAACCACACTTTAAAGAGTTGCAAGATGCTTATTTGCTTGAAAATAAGGTAATGCAAAAATTGAGAAAAAGAAATAAATCAAGCATTTACATACCAAAAATAAACGCTAAGGTAAAGTATTTAATCACTAGCTTAAATGATGTATATTTTAATAGTGAGAGAATGGCAGATATTGAAACTTACATTAATAGCGATGATACGATTATAGAGCTATGGCAGAATGCAATTGATTTTTATAGTGGTAAAATCAATATGTTTAAGATTTTTCAACCGCTTTTCTTAGATGTTTTACTTGTGGGAACAAGTATAGCTAAAGTTACTTGGCATAAAGGAATGCCACGCATTGAAAGAGTGGATATTGATAGTATATTCTTTGATCCAAATGCATTAAATAGCGAGGATGTAGGTTATATAGTCAATGAAATTTACCTAACCTATAATCAAATCCATGAAAGACAAAAGCTAGGTTTTTATAAAAAAATTGAAATTAAAAAGCTTTTTGATGAAGATGATGAGTATAAAAAAGTAAAGCTTTATGATATTTATGAAAGAAAAAACGATGATGAGTGGGTGGTTTCTACCTTGTTTGAAAATAATTTACTTAGAAATGAAGTTATTTTGCAAGATGGACAGCCTTTTGTCTGGGGTTCAATGCTACCACAACTTAAAAAGATAGATAACGAAAACTATGTAAGTGCTTATGGCGAGCCTATAATGGCTTCTGCTATGCCTTTGCAAGATGAAATTAATATAACTAGAAATCTTTTAATAGATGCAGTAAGAACTCATATCATGCCTAAAATAATGATGCCAAAATCAATGGGAGTAAGCAGAGAAGATATAGAAACCTTAGGAAAACCAATATATACAGACGATCCAAAGGGCGTGCAAATATTACCACCACCAAATGTAAATAGTGCGGGAATAAATTTACAGCTTTTAGAAAGCGAACTCACAGAAGTTACAGGAGTTAGTCCACAAAACAATGGAGCTCAAACAGCAAATAATGAAACCGCAACAGAAATAAGTATCAAAGCACAAGAAGGCGGAAGAAGAAGTGCTGACTATATAAGACAATATAACGAAACTTTTATAGAGCCTTTATTTGATAGATTTGCAATGCTTGTTTTTAAGTATGGAGAAGATAGTTTTTTTAATGGTTTTCAAAGAGAGGATATCCCTAGTTTTAGATTTAAAATCCAAACCGGTACAGGTGCCATGAATAAAGAAATTAGACGCGCAGGAATTCAAGCTAGTATGCAAGTTTTTTCACAATTATATCAAATGTATATGAGCATAGGCGATGCAAATTCTGCTTATGGGATTATCAATGCTAGCAAAGAACTTACTAAAGAATTATTACCAATTTTAGGTGTAAAGAATGTAAATAGTTTATTTGCTTTTGAAAATAATGAAGAGATTAATCCGCAAATGCAAGGAGAAGCTAATGCTTAATATTGAAATTAAAAGCGATATATCTAAAACCAAAGGAGGAAAGAAATTAATAGATTTTATCAAAGCAAAATATAGCGAATGTTTTTATATAGCAAAAAATAACGATGAGAAAGAGTTAAGGTTAAAAGCTTTAGATACTATGGCTTTTTTAGACATAATAATCAATAAAATAAAGGATGAAGAAGATGGAAAATGATGCTTTAAAAGATTTAATAAATGTCATAACAGATGATGATAAAGGAGATGTTGCTAATAATGGCGATGAACCTACGCAAGTAGCAGATAATGAACCTATGCAAGTTGACAATGAGAACGAGCCTGATTATAAGGCGATGTTTGAAGCTTATAAAAGTGAAAATGACAACAAATTAAATGCTTTAATGAGTGAGCTTGAAGCTTTAAAAAATCCAAAAAAAGAGCCAAGCGAACAAGAATTACAAAGAGAGCAGTATTTAAAAGAATTAGGGCTTGATGGACTTGATGAGAAATTAAAAAGGCTTGAAGAGCTTGATAAAAAGCAAAAAGACAAAGAAGAACAAGATGCACTAATCGCTAAATACGCACAAGTAGAAAGCGAGTTAAGAAAAGCTTATCCTGATGCGGATTTAAAGGCTATGGCAGAACTTGCCACAAAATTAAATGGTTTAGGCGAAGGCAATATTGACAGCTGGAAAACCTTGCTTAATTTGGTCGGAAAATCAAATAATGCTAAAAAAGCTGAAGATTTATCAAGCGCAAATAATAATGTAAGAACTAGTGATTTTAACGATAAGTTAAAAAAAGGCGAAGTTAGCGAGATAGATCTAGGCAAAGAATTATTAAGTTTGGTATAAAGGAGAAATCATGGATTTTATAACAGCTTTAAAAGGTGGTACAGGACTAGGCTCTAGCTTTGCAGATACTTTGATAAAAACAAGCAATTTTACTCCAAATTTAGCAAGTAGTAGTGGTTTTTTAAATGGATTAAAAAATTCTTTTAGTAATTTTGGAGATTGGTTGTTTAAAAGTTCTGATGCAAATAAAGTAACTAATTTTGATAGATTAGGAAATGTTTTAGGCGGTGCTGGTGCTTTATATGGTGCTTATAATCAGCAAAAGATGGCGCAAAAGAATTATGAGCTACAAAAAGATGCTTATAACTTTAATAAGTTTTTAGCTAATGAAGAATTAAACAGAAGAAAGAATATGGAAAATAAACTTCAAAATGTTTGGAGCAATTAAATAGATTTGGATTTAAGGAAGCCAAAGGGAAATTATAGCTCCCCTTAAAAAAGGGGAAATCAAGTATTAATAAGCCTTGACTATAATTATACAAAGTAGTATAATTATAACTATAATTTTGCTTAGCAATTTAATCACCTCCCAACTGGGCGGTAAATTAACGCTAAAGGGTGGCGACCCTTTGGCGTTGCACCCTTTTAAAATTATACACAAACTTCCTTAAATCCTTTATTTTAAAAGAAAGAATAAAGGAAACAAAATGGCATTTTATAACCCACAAAGAGTAGTATTTAATCCTGATACAGGTGTTATACAAAACGCAGGAAAAGTCGGTGGCGTCTTATATGACATCATGAGCAAAAGTTTTGATGATAAAGTTAAAGCTAATGAGTTTCAGCAAGAGCAAGATTTAAGAAAGCAACAAATGGAATTTAATCAGGCTATGCAAAATAATCAGCTTTTGCAAAATGAGAGAAACTTTGATTATCAAACAAAACAAAATGAATTTAATAATGCTTTAGCCTTGCAAAAATTTGACCTTGAAAGACAAAGACAAGTTCAAGATAATGCTTTAAATTGGGCTAAATATAAAGAAGATAAAGATTATAATCAAAAATATTTAGATTATTTAACTGGTAAAAATAGTAATATAGTTACTAATAAAACAAATAATAATTCAGGCTTTAGTATAGATACTAATGGCAATTTAACTGAACTACAAACAATGAGAGATGTTTTTAGCAAAGAAAGTAATGGCGGGGATTTGTATCATTTTGCAAAAACCGCTAAAACGCAAAATATAAATTTAAATGATATTTATGGATTTGGAGATACCATAAGTCAAAAATTAAGAAATACTCCTTTTAACAATAGTAAAAACTTAAAACAAGAATTCGCAGATAAGCTAAAAGCTGAAATAAATTTAGCACTAGTTAATATCACAAGTGGCAGGATGAGCAATGAAGATAGGCATAGATTAGAAGAATTGGTTAAAACAGATAGTTTTTATTTCTTTGATAAGTATGCTAAACATGATATTGAAAAAGCAGTAGAAATACTATATAGAGTAAAAAATGATGCCTTAAAAAAAGAATATATGGATATTTGGAAAACAGAAAGGTATTTAAAAGATAGAGATAATATAGAAAATTATTATAGTAATATGCATAAAAAGCTAGAAAATGAAAAGGCTATGATAAAAGATTTTATAAATGGTGGAAATATTTTAGCTTCTCAGGGGCAAAGAGTGCCATTAAATAAGATTTTATCACAACAACCGCAACAACAATTAACTCAAGATTTTTTACAACAAAACAATATGATTACATTTAGATAATAAGGATAAAAGATGACAATACAAATACCACAAGGTGCAAAAACAATGCAACTTTTTGATATGAATATAGATATACCAGAAGGAAAAACTTATATAGATATTGATGATAATTTTTTGCAGAATAAATATAACCAATTTATGCAAAATAATCAACAACAAAACAATTTTAATTCGCAAGAAGAATTAGCTTTAGATGGTAAGCCTATGAGTATGTATCAAGCTCCACAAGTAAGCCAAAATGAGCCACAAGAACAAGGAGTATGGAGTAAAATAAATAAGGGTCTAGAAGATTTTAATAACCTTATAGATCCAAAAAGAATGATATCTGAAGGATTTGATTATCTTTCTCCAAGAGTTACAAGCGGAGAAGAAGGAGTAAGGCAAAAAATAGAAGATGCAACAAATCAGGTATCAGGTGGGTTGCTACCTAGAATTTTTACTAGCCCTAGCAATGAAGAGCAAAAACAAATTTTTCAAATCGCATACGATGAAATAAAAAAATTAGGATATGAGCCATTTTTAGAAATAAATAATGGAGACTATAAATATATAGGCGTTGATAAAAATGGAAAAGAAGTTGATTTTACTCCTAGTTTTAGAAATACACTTGCTAGTACTAAAAACGAGTTAGCATTTTCTGTAGCTGGTGGATATGCTGGAAGCTTAGCAAAAACAGCAGGGCAAACAATAGGTAAAAAAGCCTTAAATTATTTCGCACCATCTGCAATTGGTGCTGGAAGCGGTGCTGTATCTGATCTTCATTCACAAAGTAACAATACAGGAATTGAAGCAAGTTATATGGACTATGCTAAAAGGTTTGGAAGTGCAGCCGCAGAAGATGCCTTAGCAGGTGCTGTAGTTGGATCAGCTATAAAGGGAATAGGAAAAACATATAAAAGTGTTGGTGATTTAATAAGCAGTGTTAAAACAGGAGCGCAAGCGGGTAAAGATATGATAGATGGCATGGCGGTAAAAGGTGGTAATTTAAAAGAAAATATAGGGGATAAGCTTAGAAAAATAAGCCCTAGTATTTTAAATGATTTAGCTTCACAAGGTAGCGAAACTTCTAGACTTTATGCCAAAGAAATTGCAGATAGTAAAGGTAATGGTGTCTATGATGAGCTTTTAAAAAATGCAAATAAAATGCCTTTAGAAGTCAATCAAGGAAATGCTATTGTTGATACTATTGCTAATAAGGCTAATTACTTTAAAGAAATGTCAAAAAATAAAACTATAAACAATATTTTAGGAAAAACAGAGGAAGGTTTAAGAAAATTTAGCAAAAATATAGGTTCAAAAGAAGCAATACTAAATCAACAAAATCTCTTAAATATGTCTTTAATGGACGATGATTTAGCAAAAATGGCAAGAGATGTTTTAATCGCTAAGCCTGAAGTTGCTAATAAGGTTGGTAATACTTTAGCAAATAGCGATGAAGCTTTACTTAAAAACTTAAAGCTTGATAATGAATTTAGCGCTAAAAATCTTTATGATTTAAATAACGCTAGAAAATTAAGAGCTTATGAAGAGTATGGAAAAGGACTTGATAAACTAGATGAACTTAATCCAAATGGCATAAAAATAGATAAAAAAAACTTAAATGATTTAATACAGAACGCTGATTTTTTTGGGCAAAACATACCTAAAGCTTTAAAAGACTTTTTAAAAGAATTAAATAGTAATACTCCTATGAGTGCTACAAAACTTAATACACGCATTAAAGAGCTCAGTGAAGAGATAAAAACAAATAAAAGCTATGATTTTAATAGCTTTTTAGAAAACTTAAAACAAAACCTATTAGATAGTATGGTAAAAAATGCTATTAATCCACAAGAAGCAAAGGAGATTTTAACCAAGATTAGAAGTGATTATAAAGCTTTTAAAACTTATGAAAAAAGCAATATAGCAGATAAACTTTCAGGTAGTGAAAAAGATATTACTAAAAAATTAAAACAACTTATAGATGAAACCAATCCTAAGAAAAACTACGAAAGCATAAGCAAGGGACTTAATGATAAAGAGTTAATCATACTAGATGATGAAATTATAAAAAGATTTATAGATAAAAACAAGCTTGAGTTTAATGGCAAGTATATAGTTAATTATCCTAAATTAATGAAAGATATTGAGAATTTTACTCCTAAAAGTAATAGTGCAAAAGAGAAAATACAGGTTTTAAAAAGTATTTATAATTTGCGTTCAAGCTTTGAGCATATCATTGATGGTATTTTTAATACTAAGGCAAAAGAAGCTGGAAAAGGTATATCAACTGACTTTAAAGCAAGAGCTATGACTATGCTTGTAAATAGTTTTACAGATCATGTGGCTTTTATCTTTTTAAGATTTGCAGAAATTGGCAAGAGAGCAGGACTTAGGATACAAATGCGAAGAGCTTTTGCAAATATCAATACTTTGCAAGATTTTAATAAAGCTAGTAAAAACTTTATAGAAAGCATTAAAGATAAAGCATTAAAAGAAGAAGCTGTAAAAGCTAAGAGTGAGTTTAATACCAAGATTAAGGATTTAGTGCAAGGGAATGGCTTTGTGATGTATCAAACTAAGCCTAAACAAAATAATTATAATGTAGAATTTAGCTTAAATGATAATGTGAAAAAGAATTTAAATTTAAATATAAATGAATTAAAAGCTAACTTGCATAGACTACAAGAAAAACACCCTGAAATGTTTAAAACAAATGGAAGCGTTGCAAGAGTGATTAAAGAAATAGCAAATAATCCTAATAGATACTATGCAAACAATAAATTAGATATTTCTTTGGTTGCCAAGGATTTGAAAAATGGTAAATTAGGTAAAATGGGTATAGTCAATCAAGGTGAAAATATAGGCAAAGTTGGACATCTTAGTATATCTAGCAATAAAGAAAAAGAAATTGATAGGCTAAACGATAGAAATAAGAAACATTTAGGGGTGGGGTCGCCTACTCCCACACTCCGTGTCGCTGATGATTATCAGCACGGACAGAAGGCTGGTGCGAATGCACATTCCCTAAATAATCCTAATTCTACCCAAGCTAAGCCTAAAAAAAACTTAATGGATTATATAAAAGAGAACATTAAGGCTAAAGAAGTAAAGAAAAAGAATAAAAAAAGCGTAAAACAAAGGCTTGATGAGAAAATACAAAATGATAAAAAGGCTAGAAAGCAAAGAATTGAAAAAATAAAACAAGTTATAGCTAGAAAGCAAAGAATAGATAAGGTTACAGATAAAAAAATAGCAGGAAAAATAGGCACTCATACGCTAAAAAATCTTATTAAATTAAAAGAAAGGAGCGAAGATAATAAAAATTAAGGGCTTAAAGTCCTTGATTTTTATCTCGTTTTTGTCCTAAAAATTGAGAACTTATAACCCCTATTGAGGTAACAATTCCCGCTAAACTTAACCAAGGATAATCCAAATATGCAAGAAAAGCACTAAAAATAAAACCTATTATAACTATAATAAAAGCAAATAATTGACCTTTTTTAACGTATTTGATTTGTTGTGGTGCTAAATTTCTTATAGCCTCTTGGTTTTTACTATCCTCTTCAATTAATTTCTTTTCAATATTTATAATATGATCTGTTTGTTTTTCCATTAAAGAAATGCACTTTTCTTGCATTTCTTTTGATAGTTTGGGTAAGCAATCGAAAGAAGAATTAACATTAATAAAAGTATTATTTTGTTGATTTAAAGTAATATTACT